GTGGAGGCCATTTCGTGAAAGAAATATATGGCGTTGATGTTTTATCGCTGATCGCGACTATTCAGCAGGTTCGCCGCTGGTGGCACGTACGCAAATGGCGCTCGCAATGGGGTGACGATCAACACCTGCGCAAGATTGCAGAAAAGCGCCAATGGATAGAAGTACTGCGTGTTTTTCATTTCGAACGTAATTACAAGTTTATCAAGCTGATGGTTAAGGCTGATCAGCGGAGGGGGATTCTGTGAGCAAATCAGTGGTAGCACCAACGCCAGAACTATTACGCCAGCAGGCCTCGGAAATGCTCAAACGTGCAGAGCAGCTTGAAAAGAACGGCGCAACTCGTGACGCGATCAAAAAGGCACTGGTACCGGCTTTACGCGATGTGATGCAGGCAAAACATAGCGTCCAGACATCAATGGATTCCTTGCTCGATGCAGTGGCAGACATGGAGAAGAAGATCGGCAAGCTTGAGACCGTGGTCATGGAGGTGCTGTCGTGAATATGGACATCAACCCATATTGCGCCGCTTTAGCTGCTCAACGCGCAGAGCCAGAACATTACATCAAAGACGTTGGCGATCAGTGGCGTACCCCTGAGTCATTGTTTTGGGGCATTAACGCGATGTTTGGGCCAATCACTCTCGATCTGTTTGCCGATGCTGATAATGCAAAATGTGATGCGTATTACACCGCAGAAGATAACGCACTGACTCAGGACTGGTCAGAGCGCCTGAAAGAGCTGGGCGGTGCAGCTTACGCAAATCCACCGTACAGCCGGGCGAAAGAGTATGAAGGGCAATATGTCACAGGTATGCGGCACATTATCGATCATGCGATGGCTATGCGCGAGAAGGGCGGTCGTTACATTTTCCTCATTAAAGCGGCAACCAGCGAGGTGTGGTGGCCAGAAGAAGCCGATCATGTTGCTTTCATTCGTGGGCGTATTGGCTTTGATCTGCCTGTGTGGTTCAAACCCGCTGACGAGAAGCAAAAGCCTACCGGCGCGTTTTTTGCTGGTGCGGTGGTCATTCTGGATAAGCAATGGCGTGGCCCAGCAATCAGTTATGTCACCCGCGATGATCTAATCACTCGAGGCGATGCATTTCTGGCACAGGTTCGTCGTATGGCTGAAAAGCTGGTGGGGGTAGCTGCATGAAGTTAATCCTGCCATTTCCACCCAGCGTAAATGGTTACTGGCGTGCCCCGAATAAGGGCACTTCAATCGGTAAGCATTTAGTGAGCGAACGTGGACGTAAGTATCAAGCTGAAACATACGCGATGGTTATCGAGCAGCTACGCCGTAAGCCGAAGGCGATTACTGAGCACTTATCTGTTTCCGTTGTGCTATTCCCGCCGACCAAGGCGAAGCGTGATCTGGATAACTACTTCAAGGCTCTGTTTGATGCGCTGACGAAAGCAAATGTATGGGCTGATGATAGCCAGATTAAAGAGCTTTCAGCCAAGTGGGGGCCAGTCGTTAAAGGTGGTCGTGTTGAGCTGGTAATCGATGAGGTAACGGTATGCGCATGATCCTCACGGCATTCCCACAAGCAGACGCTGGCGTAGTTTTGCTTAAACCCGGACAACTGACGTGCAAATTCCACAAAGGCCAGCGCCTCATGATCACCGAGGCGCCGAAAGAGTTTGCGAAGCTGCCTGCGGGTGAACTACCGGCACAGTCTCAAGACCTTGCCAACGATATGGCGCTGCGCCCGTTTTTCTCACATTACGACGTGATTAAAGCCGCTGGCACCGAAAGCGCCCTAGAGGTGTGGGTTGATAAAATTAAAATCTGCCAGTGGAAACGCAATCATCACGATAGAAACTTAAATACGGTACCGCATAAAAACGGTGCCGTTCGTCTGTGTTGGAGCTGCGACAACCTTCACCATGATCAGTTTCATCCGTCGTTGGGTGATATAGCCGAAACCAACCGTGCCGAATGGCTAGTGGACTCTGTGCGGCGCTCATTAGGTTTTAACGAAGGACACCAACTGACACTACCGGAACTTGGCTGGTGGGCTTTTCTTAATGGTCTGACCCATCTACTGCCAACCAGCATTGCGTATCGCGTCACAAAGACGCCAGAGCCACCAGCGTTTGTTGGTGGTGTCATGAAAGAGGCCGACATTAACCCGTGGCAGCCAGACCCAGATAAGGTGCTTTCCGACCTTATTGTGTTAGCTAAGCCGATTATTAAGCTGGCAGGGGATGAAGCACCACCAGCGAGCTTTATGTTGAAACCTAAGCTGCAGCGCTGGGAGTGTGAGAAGTACACGCGGTGGGTAAAAACGCAAAAGTGCTGCGGTTGCAATAAACCAGCTGACGATCCGCATCATGTGATTAATCACGGCTTGGGCGGCATGGGAACCAAGACGCATGACCTGTTCGTGTTGCCGTTATGCAGACGGTGCCACGACAAGTTGCATAAAGACGTAGCCACGTGGGAGCAGAAACACGGGGATCAGCGATTCCTATTGATTGAATTTTTAAATTACGCGCTGGGTGTTGGCGCAATTTTTCAAGCGTGATGTGTGGGGAGCGCTGAGTAATGAGACCTTGTAACTTAGAATATGTTCGTGAGCGCTTAAATCTGGCGCTGGCGGATTATGGAAGTCGAACAAAGGGGCAGCTTGATGCGTTTCAGGGAGCTGCGCTAATCAATACATCACGATACAAGCGTAGGCCAGCGGTCGAGATTGGTGGCCAATACCGGCAATCTGACCCTGTAGCATGTACAGAAACTCGTGGCGGTAAGAGGCCAAAGCCACCGATTGAAGAAATAACATTTTGTCTCAGTTCTTGGCGCCGAGCTGTATTTGAATTGGAAGACCATCAGCGCGCATGGGTTTATTACTGCTATGCGCATAATCTTGATTACGATTATCAGGTTCAGATCACCACCCATGTTTGGGAGGAGTATAAAAAATCCTTAGCAGGTAAACGGATCACTAAAAAAGTGACGGCGCGCATAGCGAGGCTTGTATGGCTGGCAGTACAGCAACATGCATACAGCTGTGGCGGAATTCTAGGCAAGAATTATTCTGCGACTGAGTTGGCTAAGCTAGTGGGCATTGAGTTGAATAATTGGTCAACTAATTATGCTATCCACTGGCGAGGCATATTGATGGTTTGCCATAGCCTTGATAATACTTCTCTACATGACACGATCGAGACAAGATCAGCTAACAAGCCTAACTTTAATGACGTGATGCTTGCAAAAATGAATAAATTGAGCGATATTTAACGTTAATTTGGTATGTTGCCAAAGTTACATATAAACCCGCCTAGTGCGGGTTTTTTTGTGTCTTTTTCGAGAATGAGTTGCTGTTGGCATTGGACAGAGTTACTAGTGTTGTAACGCAATGAAAAAGAGAAAAAGGCATGCTAAATCAGAATGATATGACAGAAACCGCAAGCATTATTTATCGCTGCTTGAGCGTTAAAAGCTGGAAGTCAGTTGAACATATGGCAAACCTCATGCGCATTAGCGAGGGTTGTTGTCAGCTAATACTGACCCAGCTTGTTATGGCTGGGTTAGCAATTGAAGATGCTCGCGGGGAAAACTTTAAGCGCTGCCAGTGAGCTAGTGATCTGGTGGCTTCTAAGCTGTGAAATGGGCGGCTGGGTTGTGTTGTAGCACTTCCCAGCCATGCACCCGTTGTATGAGTCACGGGCGCAACAAGGCCCACCGCTTGTGTGCACAAAGCGGATCTGAGCCTATCAAAAAAGGCCCAAAACATCCATGAAAAATACTGTGAATTTAAACAGTATCAATCTTGTAAACGCTGATTCACTCGAATTTATTAAAACCCTTCCAGATGATTGCATCGACCTGATAGCCACCGATCCGCCATATTTCAAAGTTAAGCCGAACGGCTGGGACAACCAGTGGCGCGGCGATAGTGACTATTTGCAATGGCTTGATCAATGTCTTGCCGAGTTCTACCGAGTATTGAAGCCTGCTGGCAGCTTGTACCTGTTTTGTGGTCATAGGCTGGCATCGGATATTGAAATACTTATGCGGCAGCGCTTTAACGTGCTGAACCATATTATCTGGGCTAAGCCATCAGGCCGCTGGAATGGCTGCAATAAAGAAAGCCTACGGGCATATTTTCCGGCAACTGAGCGCGTGTTGTTTGCTGAACATTACCAAGGCCCATGTAAGCCCAAGCAGGACGGCTATGCGGTTAAATGTACCGAGCTTAAACAGAACGTCCTCAAGCCGTTGATCGATTATTTCCGTGATGCGCGAAACGCGTTGGGCGTATCGAGTAAAGAGATACACGCTGCAACCGGCAAGCAAATGGCCTCACACTGGTTTACTGAAAGTCAGTGGCAGCTACCGAGCGAGCAGGACTATTTAAAGCTGCAGGCGTTGTTTGAACGTATAGCGAAAGAAAAGCATCAGCGTAATGAGCTAAGCGATCTACACCACCAGCTTGTTGCGGAATATAGAACGCTGTCGCGGCGTTACCTTGAGTTGTCGCAAGAGTTTAAGGCATTACGCCGTCCGTTCTCTGTTTCTGCGCTGGTGCCGTTTACGGACGTTTGGACGTATAAGCCAGTCCAGTTCTATCCGGGCAAACATCCATGTGAAAAGCCTGCTGAAATGATGCGTGACATTATCGCGGCAAGCAGCAAGCCCGGTGACGTTGTTGCTGATTTCTTTATGGGGTCAGGTTCGACAATTAAAGAAGCTATAAAACTTGGGCGTTATGCAATAGGTGTTGAATTAGAAGGAGATCGTTTCAGGCAGACAAGGTCTGAAATATTAGACATGACGCAGGACGATTGGTAGCGTGTACTACACTATTGGTTAATAAGGCTGTGTGTAATATGTCTCGTTTTATTAAGTTTGTGGTAACTACTGGTGTGTTTTTTGTCATCCTAGAAATCCTTCTTAGTATAGCCCCATCAGTAATGCATAGGTTTTCATTTAGTGTTTTAACAAATCTACCTAGTGGTCTTTCTAGATGGATTTTTACGAACCTTAGAAATATGGACAGCTTTACTCACTGGATGTTTTTTGTTATCGCTCTAATTATTGCAATTATATTTTCTTTTATTCCAGCGTTAAAAAATAAATAGTAAGTATAGCTCCATAAAACATAATCATTGATCTAGAGTACGTAATCCCCAGTTTAGGCTGGGTTTTTTTATATCTAGCACCCAGCCAACAACCATACACACACAAAACACTTTCTAGCTGAGAGTGGTTACGGCTGGGCGCTATCTACTATATAACCCCGCCTCGCTGGTGGAGGTGAAGGATGAAAAGAATGTACACACGTGCTGCCGATAACACCTTGCTTGCTGGTGGGCTTTCGTCATGGCTATTCAGCCTGATTAATTTCTTCTCACCCAGCGAGTGGATGGTTATCGGCATCATTGTCGGCATTTTTTGCACTCTGGCTGGCCTTATCTCGGGGATTTATTTCCGATGCCGTCGTGAGCGCTTATTGCGTGAGTGGATTCAAAGCCGTCAGGTGATAGCTGCTGCGCCGGTGAATGAAGAGCTGGAGATGCTGGAGCGTGATTGATGGGGACTAAAACCAAACTCAGCGCTGCGGTTCTAGCATTAATTCTCGGTGGGGCTACAGCTGACAAAATCCTTGATCAGTTTCTGGATGAGAAAGAGGG